CTCCAACCACAAGTCATGTTTGTCGCATACCCCATCCCGTGTTCCATGTATCCCCAATACAAATGGATTTCCCCATCGTCCGGGGCGTCCTATCCATATATCATAAGGATCAGTAATTCTTACTACTGTTGTTTTATTCTCAGCCATTTTTCTCCTCCAGCAGCACAGGCGGTACATCAAATGTCTCCTGCAACGCACAGGCGACCATCAGGTGTAGCATCAGCGTCCCCACCTTCCGCCGCGTGTCCGAATTCCTTGCCTTCCAGGGGATAAACAACAGCCGCAGATTATACTTCGCAATAGCCAGTCCCAGCCGATGGCATACGAGTTCAGGTTGTTTGACCAAGGCATTGCTTGATAATAGTTCCCCTGCGGAGGCTTCCACCAGAAGGTATGGATATTTGCAGCCGGTCGATAGTCGCCTGAACGCCTTGGCCTGCCTGATACGGTCGAGGCTTTCGTTCATGTTCTTGTAAATTTCCAACTGGCTTGCCTTCCGTTCGATAACACACTGGTCGGGATATTCTTTCAGGCGGTAGTCACCGAAGTCCAGTTTGGTTTTTTCCTGTTTGACGGCGATAGGCAGGGACAAATGCGTTAGCTCGGGATGTCCGATCATAAGAGTGTCGGGAAAGAGTAGCGGTATCTGTTCGCGGGTGTCAATTTGTACCGTGATGATGTTTGGGATTTTATATCGATAATATACGTCAGTTTTTCTTGGCAGCATTTGCTTTTACCCTTCCCCTTATTATCTCACAGTATGCCGGTTCCTTCTCGACTATAACACAATCCCTTCCGGTGTTCATGCAGGCCAGAGCAGTAGTGCCACTGCCCCCGAACGGGTCCAGGACTGGCCCGCCTTCGGGCGTCCTTGTCAAACGGCAAAGATACTCCATGAGCTTTAGAGGCTTGACTGTGGGGTGATTGTTCTGCTGATATTGTTTTGGTCGTGGTTTACCATCTGGATATGTGCCTGCAATACCAGCCATTTTCTCAGATTTCATTGAATCTTTAATCTCCATCCCTTCCAGCCCCGCGTTGCGTTCCGACCTTGAGGCTTTGGCACAATACAGGAATCTATTGGGCAAATCTAATGCACTTCCTTCCAAGAGGCATTCATCGCATAGATACACTCCGGAGCCAACTTCAAGATTGCCGTGTTCTTCAACATATCCACAGAAAAAACAAGGTTCAGGTTCTAATATCTTAAAAAAGCGGGATGCACCGCCGTATCCTTCATAAGTGTTCGGTGCATTAACCTCACCAGAACAATTTTCAAATCCACTATATGTTTCTGCTCTGTTGGCTGGAGTTATCCTTTTAGTTGTTTTTCTTGAACCACTAATCCCGCTCTGCTCATCCAGCATAGCCGCCGATTCTTCATCGAGGATTAAGTTGGCAGGCCAGCGACCTTTTTTTGCAACCCACGGTTCGGTTGTTACCGCTTTTGATACCTGTCCAAATGTTTTACTCGCATCACATAATCCTGTACTTCTGGATGGTATGTTATCAGCAGTACCTATCCTCCCCCCATCAATCCACAATCCCGCCACTCCATACTTCTCGGCGTTCTGTGCAAACGTGCCGTCTAAGGGCTTCATGGCGACTATGATAGGCTCCCAGGCAGGCTTAAATGATACATTATATCCATTCCATTTTTTCTCTAATCTCCACCAAAATCTTCTTTCTTCTATATATTCCCTGCCCATTATGAAGTTTGAAATACACCGACCTCTCCATCCATGCTTTTTAATCTGGTATTGCCTCGGTATATCATGTCCTTTCGGGAATCCGCTGCCGTAGAGCCACATCATACAGTCCCGAATCTGCCAGCCCGCGTCCTCGATAGCACAGGTCAATCGGTGATATGTCCGAGTACCACCAAATACTAAAGCAAATGCCCCGGGCTTGCAAACCCGCAGGAACTCTTTCCAGAACCGCACGCCCGGTATTCCCCTGTCCCAATCCTTGCCCATAAATTTAAGGCCATACGGACAATCAGTTATAAGAGAATCGAAATGATTTACCGGAAACTTTGGAGTAACATCCAAACAATCCCCCCCATATAGTTTTATCATTGTTTAGCCTCCGCAGTGTAATCCTTCTTTTCAAATTTCCAAGGAATAGTTCGTCCGACCCAATTCTCGAAAACCCGTAGCAACGGGGGATGGGTCATTGCCTCTCCGACTATCTCATCGACGTCCTTCTCTTCGCCGGGGAATATGTCCGCAAAAATAGCGTCGTAGATATTCAGGCAAATCAAACTGCGGAGGTGATATTTCAAAAGGTGTAGTATGATTTTATACTGGGCCGATTCGGTTATCTGGGCACACGGGGCTTGGTGCAGGAAATTACAAACCTCCGCCGCCTGTCCCGCAATGTTCTCTTGTCCGATGCCGAAAGTCCTCGACCACCCCGTAGGTAGTACCAAATAACCCTGCTGTGCAGCCAAGTCAATCATCCTGTCCTGCCAATGTTTATAAATGTGATGCTTGGCATACCACTTGTCGATTGAGTCTTGACAGAAACTCAAATCAACCTCAACCTCGGCGTCCTCTAAAGCTGTACTTTGAAATGCCGTAGCACCGCCTCTAAATAGTACGAGGAAATTCAGTGTCTTGCCGAGCTTGTACATATCCGATTTTTTCCAGCCCGGATCGGCAGGGTCAGCCTCAGGAAAGATTGTCAAGGCTGTTCGGGTATGTATATTCTCTCCTTCTTTCTGGTACGCCTCCATCAACAGGGGGTCGCCGGAAAGTAATGCCGCCATCCGCAAATGATCCTGGCTCACATCGTACTCTACGAGCTTTCCCCCTCGGAATCTTGAGCAGGAACACTCTCGAATACTGGCTGGTTCTGTTTGTCGGGCTGGTTTTCGACAAGAGAATCTTCCTTGGATTTGCCCCCCTGACTTTTCATCGCTTCTTCCACCCCTTTCGGCGTAAGCTGGTACAGGATACCAATTAGGGAAAACAAGGCCAATTCGTCCAGAACGCAGGACAATTCCTTTCCGTCTATCTTCAAGGATAGGCTTTGTATATGTAGAGACAATTTTAGCCCGTTCCTTATACTCTTGGAAATCGGTAACGACAGCATAATATGGACTGACTGTTCGTAAGTGTTGTTTGATGAGGTTGACATTTTCGACTCCTATTGAAATTTTCTTTGTTTTCGGCGACCACTCTACACGGGGGTCACTCATTAAGCCAGCCTCCGCAACACAGTCGAGCATCAACTGACGAAGGGGGGCGTCACTCCCCTTCCCCGCCAGCTTGATTCCATGTTTTTCTTCTGCGGAGGTCATCAACTCATTGCATCGCTTTTGTTCCTGCACATGGTACTTCTGCAACTTGGGAATGTCGAAAGTACTTCCATTTTTCTCCAAGTCAAGCGTGTCCCAAATAATCATATTTCGTACCCACGCACAGGTGACACTCAGCTTAGGAGAGTCCTTTCCGTATTGGTCGATAATCCTTTGCCGCAGGTCTCTCTTCAAAGCAATAGTCGCCCCGGAATCAAAGCAGTTATAATAATGTAAGTCCTTATCTCGTGGAGACTTAGCAGTACCAGATTTGGCCGTGACTTTCGCCATAGAATAATCGGCGATACCGTACAAGGTAGATAATTCCTTCAACCCCTTCTCCGGTTGTTGTTCATATAACAGGAAAGACCATATCATTGTATCATCAACTATCAACCTACGTGGGTCAATCCAATATGGAATCTCCTGATCCCCACAGAATTTCAGGTAGAGCAAATCAAATTTAATATTTTGGCCGATGCAAACGATTCTCTCCCGTGACATCCGGCGAAACCATCGGCGGATTATTTTGCGGTGCTTCTTGAGATTGAAAATATACACCGCCGTCCTCAATTTCGTCCCCTCATACCACCCGAAGCTAATCGTTACTATCTGATACTTGAACGGTACGCCGTCTATCTCCTTCGATTTGATAGGATGAAAAACAGTTTGCTCAACCCCCGCGAGAATACCGTAGGTCTCGATGTCAAGGCTAACCTCCGCAGGTAAAGTTTCGGGCACTTCGACCCCAAGCTCCGGCTCTATCTTGAGATTGTTTGGGATGAACTCGCCTTTGAGATAGCGAAGCACAAGGGAGAAATGAGTTTGTACCGCCCGGACTTTCCCCGGCTGTCTGGTTGGGTGCAACATGGCAGGGTGGTATGTGGCAAAGACAACCGGCTCAGGTGTGCCGAAGAACGGACTCGGTTTGCCCTGCTTTTTGAGCGTTTCGTTGAGTGAACTGATATTCAAGACGGAATAGCAAGCCTTAGCCCCCAGAGCAAATATGATTACCTCTTTATAACGCCCCTGCAATTTGGCAATATCCTCCTGCAAATAGCCTCGGCAGGCCCGTATCTGTGATTGAGATATATCTCCCCCCTGCGGAGGTTTACACCGGCAGGCGTTGGCAAAATATACATCGGCGTACTCGTTCAATCTCGAAGCCATTACGAACTGTTCCAGAAGATTGCCGGTATATCCCAAGAATATTCGACCGTTGGGGTAAGCAGTTTTCCCTCCGAATCCCTTCGTTCCTTTGTCTTCGTTATGCCCCGGTGACTGTCCAACAAAAAGCAAGGCCCGCCTCGATGATGGAATCATGCCATCAATCATAGTCCTCGACGGCAGGCCCGGATTCATGGCCGACTGATACAACGGACACAACTGACAATCCGAATGTCTCTCGAATTCAATCATCGTCTTCCGGGAAGAAAGTGTGCTCTGGAAATTCTTTTTGAAGTGCTTCGAGGCAAACGTCTCGGTCTTGTTTACGCCGAAACTTTGCAATGGGCTGTTCCCCATCTGAAATGAGATACTTCATCACCAAATCCCCCACCTGATTATTGAATTGCTTTTTTACAAATCCCTTCTGCCACTATTATCCGGCAGACACTATTTCAATCACGTTATTCATTCTATCTTCATCACCTGCTCTGCTATCTGTACCAAATTTAGAGTAGTGGTTTTAATTTCGGCGGCATCGACGGCGGCATAGGCGGCATCGGTGGCATAGGCGGCGGCATCGGTGGCGGCATCGACGGCGGCATAGGCGGCATCGGTGGCATAGGCGGCGGCATCGGTGGCGGCATCGGCGGCGGCGGCATCGGCGGCGGCGGCATCGGTGGCGGCATCGGCGGCGGCGGCATCGGTGGCATAGGCGGCGGCATCGGTGGCGGCATCGGCGGCGGCGGCATCGGCGGCGGCGGCATCGGTGGCGGCATCGGCGGCGGCGGCATCGGTGGCGGCATCGGCGGCGGCGGCATCGGCGGCGGCGGCATCGGTGGCGGCATCGGCGGCGGCGGCATCGGTGGCGGCATCGGCGGCATCGGTGGCGGCATCGGCGGCGGCGGCATCGGTGCGGTCTTCGTTGGAAAGCCACTTGTCGGCCCAAATGTTCCATTTTTCAGAATGATAGACCGCCTTTGCACATATAATGCCATACGCTATCCGTTGGACAGTGGAAATTTTAGGAGTGGGAATCTCTCTGACTATTTTCATCCTGCGATACCCACACTTTATCCCGTGATTGTCTTTTGATTCCCCGTCAACTTCCACCTCAAACAACCTGGGATTCGTTATATCCCCATGAAGTGGATTATGCAGGATAGCAAGCAACGAGCTATCATAACAATGCAACCACGCATCCGAGCATAAACCTTGTGATATGTCCCCAGTAGCTTCGTGCCAAATACTCTCCCTCCACTGATACCCTCCCCATGTTTGCATCTTCTGATCTGTCAGTTTATATTTTATCATCTTCCCCACCGATTTTATGTTGATGCTCCTTAATCATTATTCGCGTTGAGGATAGCTCTACGGCTCTGTCCACTTAACTCATTTGTGACATCTCTTCCGTTTGAATAAAATCTAATTTCAATTTTAGGGACAGGTAATAAATTGCAATCGTTCACTGTAATTATATAACTACTCTGTACATCTTGAAGAAGTGTGTTGGCAAATTTATTCTCGCAAACGGGAATCCTGGCGTTAACCGCCAGAATCTTAAATACTATCGCTTCGCCATTAATATGTTTGGAGTTAATATGAGTTGTGTATTTGCCATCGAGAGGGTTCATATTTATAGTTCTGCCCCAACAATCTCCGGTAAGAATAACTTCTTCCCCTATTTTGAATTTATTCATCTTAACCCCCTCAAATTTTATGTTGATATGTGTAAATCCGCTCAATTTGATTTGCGTGGTGTAAGAATTGCTCCCCCCACAAATCCCTATTATGCGTAT